TGGTCGAATAGTTCTTCGCGACACGCAGCGTCGGCGTGAACATGAAAGCGCCGTCGGGCCGGTCGATCTGCGCCGAGTGACTGAAGAACTCGAACGGCCTGCGCGTGCCGTGGTAGAACGTCGTCCTCTCGATGTAAGCCCGGATGGCTTGGCGTGGCGTCGGCGTGGTGCCGCTCGACACCCCGCCACCGCTCGTCCACTTTCCCTCCTCGTCGCGCGGGTGCTTTTCCTCATCCCACTCGCGCCTGTCAGCGACGGGCGTGCGAGGATTGAGGAACACCACCTCGCTGTCGTCATCAAAGATCACCTTCATCGAGGTGGCGCGCGCCGCAACAGTCGGCTCCCAATCGCCGTCGATGTAAGCGATGGTCGCAGCGCGACCGTTGATGACGCCGCGCTCGATCATGCTGCTACGGCCTTCTTCTTCGCCTGCAGTTCATCCCACGTCAGCATCACGTCGTTGTAGTACGACTTCCACGCGGTCGTTCCCCGCAACTCTCCGGTCTTGTCCTTGATGCGCATCATCTCGGCAATCGTCTCGTGCTGCGCGGTCAGGTACATGACGGGCCACTGGATGTTGCCTGCCGCCTTGCGATTCGTCATCTCCTTCTCGAACTCGGTCCAGTACTGCCTGCTGTAGGCGGTGATGCCGTCGCCCTTGCGGCGTGCGCTAAGCGCCTTGGCGTTTTCGTGCTTGGCGAAGCGTTCCTTCAACGGCGTCGGCAGGCCGGGGAAATCCTTGGTCGCCATATGCTCGGTGCGCAGCGCGTCACGCACCGTCTCCAGCTTCACATGACCAAGCTCGTGGATCACGATGCCCCTGATGTACTGCTCTTTGCTGCCGAACACGCCATCCAGAAAGATGTTCTGCGGATAAATCATGACCTCGTAGTTGTTGAGGTTGCACGTCCCCTGCGCCGCATACTTGCTGCCGCCAGTCGGCGCGCCTTCCATGTTGTAGTACTTCGTCCCCAAGTCGGTGTTGACGGTGGCGGGATCGACGCCGTGTTCGATGGCCGTGGCTTTCGCGATAGCGTTGATGCGCTCCGCATGGCCGGACGGCATCAAGATGCCCTCCTCGGTCTTCTGGGCCATCTTAATATGTTCGATGAGCGCAACGTCGCTCTTCGGAGTCCACTGCTTCGGCGCGCCGCTCTCGTCCACCTCGTACTCGAACGCCGCAGCCTTCCACGTTTCTTCGCTGGATAGATTTTTGTCCAGCGCGGCAAGGTGTTTGCGCGCCTGACGCCAGTCTTGCTCGCCGATGGCAACCGCAGTCTCGCGCGCGTGCCACTGCATCTCGTTGTAGACCGGCAGCTTGCGATGCTCTGCGGCGTACACGTCGAGCGTCCTATTGAGTCTCTCGCGGAACGCCTCGACGGATACGCCGCGAGCTTTTGAGGTCGAGACGATGTTCTCTGCCATCTCGCGCTCGAACCCGTATGCACTGTCGAGCCGGTAGATCAGCCGACCCACCTTCGTCTTCACGTTGTCAAAACCGGCGTCGCCCCACTTCGCCATCTCGGTCATGCGATGCGTGAGATCGCCGCCATGCTCGACCATGTAATTCAACACGCCGCCACCGTAAGCGTACTGCACGGCGGACATCACGATTTCAGGATCGCCGCGCTGTTGCTGACCCAGCTTGGTGAACGCCTCGACAACCTTGTCCGGCAGCTTCCCGGTGCTGCCGCCCTTCGACAACACTCCAGCGCCGCTCGTCCATTTACCCTCTTCATCGCGCGGGTGAAGGTCTTCGCGCCACACGCGCGCGTCGTTGACCTGTCTGCCGTGGCTCTTCGCCACGCGGAAGCGAAACTCTTTCCAGTTGTGTTCGGTCCAGTAGTCCGGCTCGTCAGGGTCTTCCACCCACGGCGAAAAGTGCGGCGTGCCTGTGATCATAGGTTGACGCCTTTCTTCGCGGCCAGCGCGCGCATCACCTTCTCGTAGTCGCCATCACGGTCGCGCGGACGCACGCCCATCTCTTCCCACAATACTTTCTCTGGCCACCACCATGTCGCCTGCGCGCCCGCGTTGGTCAGCTTGTAGCCATGCTCGGCTTCGAGCTTCTCCATCGCGCGCTTGAACACACGAGTCATCCAGTGCCGCTGCTCGACGCGCCTGACCTGTTCTTCCATCGCGCCGTCGGCCAACAACGTCAGCCGCTCCGACGCAGCGACAAGCTCGCTCTTCTTGCCATACGGCACCTTGGTGCCTTCATCCTTGTTCTTCTTCTGGTGCGCAGCGAAGGCCTTCTCGTGCTGCTGATAAACCTCGCGCGCAAACGAGATCGTCGTCTCGCGATCTGCTGTCGGCGGCAGTCCCGCCTCCATCATCGCGCGGTCAACGCGCACCAACTGGTCGAGCATGTCGCCGCCTGCCACGCCAGTATTGGTGATGCGACCGAACGCACGCATGAACCACATGTCCATCGTGATCGGCTCAAAGTTGCCGCCAAGGTTCTGATAGAAGCCCTGACCAATCTTCGCTCCCAGGATCGCTGAGCCGTACACAACGTCATCGACGGCGATGGCCTTCGGCAGATAGCCGGTCTTCTCCGTCAGTTCGCCCCTCGTCATTTGCTTGTCGAAGAACTCGCGCGTCGCCCGCACGCTGCCGCTCTGCTCGATGTGTTCGTTGATCTTGCGGAAGTTGCCCCTGATGTTGGCGTCCTTGGTGTCCATGTCCTCCGGAAACTTTCCAGTCTTCCGGAACTGCTGATACGCCTGATCGGCCAGTTCGCCAGAGCGAGTCACCGTCTCGCCCTGCGATGTGATTGCAAGCGACGCTCTGAACGCGAACTTGGCGTCCTCATCGGTGCGCAGTTCGGGGTAAATCTTTTCCGCGATGTCCATCGCGTTCTTCATGGTCTGGTCGTACCAATCAGCCTGCCCCTTGCTGCTGATCAGTGACTCGCGCAACTCCATCTTGATGACGTTGGCCAGATACTCGTCGCGCTCGGGCGTGGTGTTCTTCTCGTCGATGTGATCGACACCGAGATCGCGCTGCAGGATTGCGCCAGCGCGGTCGTTCATCAGCCGCGCCGCTACCTCAACCCGAACCGTGTTCTTCTTGACGTTCGGGTTGTCGGCGATGATCGCGTTGGCTGTTAACGCTTGCCCCCGCCCGGTGGGCGCGCCCCAATAATTGCGAACGTCTTCCCAGACGGCTTGAGCCTCCGAAACCGAGGATTGTCTAATGACGCTTTCATATACTTCTCGCGCGCGGTCCCGCTGCTCTCGATCTGTTCCCCAGTCGTTTCCTTCTTTTGGTCCGGGGTCGCCGATGAACTCTGCTCGTCCGGTTTGGTAGTAGACGGGATTGTCATCTGCAAAACTCTCCGCTGCCTCATCGATCTTTGCGAGGTTCGAGCCGTCAAGGTCAACCACATAGATCGTCGCGCCGATCTCGTTCGGCACAACGGTATGGTTATCGATGCCGTGCTTCAACAGCCTCTTGTGGATCGCCTCCAGCTTGCCGGTCGCCTCGAACTGCGCCAGGACTCCGACGCCGCGATCCTGCTGCTGAAACACCAGCACGCTTTTCTGATCAGCGAGATGCCCCTTCATCACCGTAGCCGCGACAGTGCGATTCCAATCCGCATCGCTGCGCGACATGATCGAGTTCTCGGCACCGTCGGTCCATGCACCGATGATGTCCACCTCGCGCGCGTTGGGGATGCTCAGCTTCTTGTTGATGTCCTTCGACGCGAGCTTAAGCCTGCTCTGCTGACGCGAGTTCAGTTCGCGCTGCGCACCCTTGAAATCCAACCCGCTCTTGACGCTCGGCGAGACAAACCCCGCGCGCAACGCAGCGCCCGAACCTTCACCGGCCTTGACGAACTGTCCGCCACCCTCACCGCCAGGATCGCGCGGGTGCTTCAGCGGATCAAACGGCACTAACCTGTCACGCAGAAACTCACGGTCATGCAGCTTCGTCTGCGAACGGGCCAACGCCCGCAACCTCGTCGAGAAAGGGCCGGTGCCATCAGTGACAGCCCCCTTTTTCTTTTTAGGTGGCGCGCCTTCCATGCCCTCAGCACCGCCGCCGGGGATTTGGCCGGGGGCCGGTAGCAGCAATGGGTCTTCCGGCTTCTGCTCCTCGATCTCCTCCGCGAGCAACTCCTGGTCCTCGATGGAGTCCTCCAGCGCGGCCTCAAGCCCAGGATAGGTGCCGTCCTCAATCAGTTGATTGCAGCGCCCCTGCACCAACGCCTCGAACGGGATCAGACCGGAGTCAGCATCGACCTTCGCAGTATCGGCACGCTGCTTTGCAATGGCTGCCTTCTCCGTCTCGTTCATTTGCCAGAGCGGACGCCACTCGTAGAAAATGTTCTCGTCGGCCTTGCCCAACGCACTGCGCACGATGGCCTTGTCGAGCTTCTCAAGCGCAGGCGTCAGGCGCAGTTGTTGATCGCTGGCGATTCTGTCGTAGTAGTTGATCAAATCAGAATCGCCCGTGGCATTAAGCCCGGCAGGTGATCGACCGAGGAAGCGCGTTGCCGGGATGTCTGCAGCACCCGCCGCGATCTGCAGATACATCTGCATGATCTCAGGCATGCCCGCGAAGTTCACGCCGATGCGCTGCCACTCCTCCTCGGCGTCCATCAGGATGCCGTTGATGACCGACTTCGCGACGTTCGCTTCGGTGAAGCGTTTGATCAGCCGGTTGGTGCCGTTCGCCGTCGAAAAGATTTCGGTGAGCCCCGGTATCTTGATCACATCGAGCTTCGCTTCGGCGATCAGCGTTGCAATGGATTGTGAAACTGTACCGGCACCGTTCACCGCATCATGGATCGATTGCAACAGCGGATCGCCCCAGCCGAAGTTCGACATCGCATCCGGCGGATCGTTGCCGATCAGACGCACCATGCGTGACGGATGTATCTTGGCGTCGCCGAACTTCTTCGACTCGTCGGTCAGCGTGTAGTGTTCTGGCTGTCCGTAGTACGGGTCTTCCGGGTCTTTGATGAGGTTCTCAATCTTCACCTGATGCGGCGCGAGGACGTGCAAGAACTTCAGCCCGTCCTTCTTGATTGTCTCGGGGTCCAGTTCTTTCTCGGTCTTACCATCCACACCGATGAACATGCAGCAGCCGCCATAGAGCCGCGCCTTGGTCAACGCCTGCTGCAGCTTCAACTGCACCTGCAGGCGCTGCTCGGTTTCTTCGAGCTTCTCGATCTGGTCCTGCTCGGCCTGCCACGAACGCCACTCGCGCGTCGCATCGAACGCGGGGATGGTGATCGCCTTGCGTGCGATCCAGTCGGAGCGGAACGATGTTTCTAGCTGCTCACGAGTCCAGATCGTTGTGACGTATGCTGACGACACGAGCTTGTCGCGTCCGGGGACGCCCATGCCCGACAGAAAGTTCGTGAGCGTGTCGATGAACTGGTAGCCCATCAGTCGGGTTCCTGATACAAGCGTGGCTTGGCAAGGTACGGCAGGCTAGGCATTGCGACGCAAGGCGCAGAGCGGCACAGCGAGCCGGAAGCGGGGCGGAGCAAGGCAGGCTACAGGGGCGGGCTTCGGCTCGCCCCTTCTTGCTATCACCGCAGGATGTCCGGCGGCGGCGGCGCTTCGTCCTTGGTGATGATCGCCACCGCGAACACGCAGTCCCGGCTCTGCCTCACCGCCTCGGCCCGCGAGCCAGAGCGGAAGCGGATGAACGCAATCGCGCGGCCAACATCTTCAGGGATCAGAACCGCTGAGCCCAGCACCACCTCGTCGATGGAAATCTCGTAACCATCAAGTCCGAACAGATCATTAAAAAATTGCCCGTCCGTTGAAATCTGAAACGTCAGCGGCGCGTCATCCCAGTGTGCGGGCATGGTGACGCGAACAATCTGCCCGCCCGTGCAATCCAGCACGTCGGACAGTGACTCACCCGCTGCGATGGTTGGCCCTTCAAGAACCTTCAGCATCTTTTTTCTCCTCGAACTCCCCAGAACTTACAGTTCGCGCAATGCACCATGCACACACTCGAAACAAATTGAGGGGGCGATCAACAGATCAAACCCAGTCGAGGCTTCGGTCGTATGATCCAATCTGGCTGACCAGCTTGTTGAACGCACCCGCAGTGGCGTCCACCTGATCTTTGTAGCGCCCCATGGGATAACTTTCATGTTCTTCGAGGAACGGCCTGTTCCAATCTGCAGCCTTGATGGATACCTGACCAGCCTGTACCTGCGCGGCATATGGCTCTGCTCGAATTTCTTTTGGCCCGGTCACCTTGTCGGCGTGAACGTCGCAACCCTTCATCCGACGGATTGTGTTCTCGACGCTCTCCTTGCCGCCCGATCCTGGCTCCTGTTCGATCCAGACCTGATAGCGTGGATAGGTCGCCATGTCGGCGCTGGCCATTTGCATCAGCCGTGCCTCGCGTTCGAGCGCGCCCCACTGACCACGCAGCACATCCTCGACCACGGTGGTGCCGTCGCGCATGTCATGCACCAATGACGCTGCGGTGTACGCGCCACCGTCTTCCGTTCCAGCTTTGTCAACGTATCGCACGCTGCGCTTGATGTTCGAGCGGTCGATGGTCGTGACCACCTTGAACCGCTCCACCGGAAACATGTCGCCGCCAGCCTGGATGGGCCGTTGCTGATACAGCGACTCCCACGACGCCTGCGTCAGCACTTGCTTGCGCGCTTCGAGGAACGACAGCGGCTTCAACTCGGGGAAAAGCGCCTCGCCCTTCCTGCGATGCTTCTCATCCTCTTCGGCGATGGCTGGATAGCGCAACACTCGCGTGTTTGGAAAATGTTCGAGCCACCGGCCAACCGGATCGTCGAGGTGCCATCGAGTCATTATCATAACAAAACCAGCGTGATCGCTGAAGCGCCCGAAGAAGTCGTCGGTGAACCAGGACCACGTCTTATCGCGCGTTGCTTTGCTCTGCGCTTCGGCTCTGCCCTTGATGGGATCATCGACCACGCCGAGGTCGAGGCCTTGCCCGTTGATCTGGCCCAGCACGGTCGTGTTGCGGAACGAACCGTCGCCGCCGACGTACTCCAGGATCGAGCTATTGCGCAGCCACCGCCCGGTCTGCGTGACCACGTTCTCTTCGCCGATCTTTGTCTTCGGAAACACCCGCCGGTAGTGCGGCCCGTCGTACATGCGCTGTAGGCTCATGTTCACGCGGATTCCGAGATCGTCGGAGTAGCTGGCGAAGATGGTCCGCATCTTGGGGTCTTGGCCAGCGGCCCACGCCATGAAGTCGATGAGCCCCTCAGTCTTGCCGTGCTGCGGTGGTGCTTGGATCACCAGTGCTGGCCGCTTGCCTGCCTTGAGATCGCGCCAGAACCTCTGCAGGTGTGCCGCTGCATCGCGTTGCCACCATGCGTCGAGGAGCTTGGGCCGGACGTAGTGGCGAAAATGCAGGAAGCTCTCGCGCGCCTTCGCCCTTTCGATCTCCTCCATGAGGAGGACTTCGGTGGTGTCGAACTCATCTTTCGGTGGCGGGGACAGCATGGTTCACTCGGTTGTCTCGTCCACCAGATCGCCCTCTATCGTGATGGG